GTCGGTTGGTCCGGAGAAACTCGGTCTTGATCAATTCGGCTGAGCGCAGCATCATCTTGTATCGCGATGTTGAAACGGGAGCACCTCCCTGCGACGCAAGACCCCCTAATCCACAGGCCTCGAGCCATGCTGCCGCCTGCAGCGCATTCTGTAGTGGACGAATGCTGGCACTATCCTTGTGGGCCGCGCTGATGGGATTTCGGACCATCTGCCATCTGCCTTCAACCATACAAGGGTGTGACTGACAAAACTCGATTCCCTCGAAGTGGCTGTTCAGCGCTCCGACCTCCAGGGTCAGGCCGAAACGCGCGTACCACTCCGCGATCTTGCCTTCGACCGTCGGAACGTCTTTCCGGTCGAAAATGATAGTCATATCATCTCCAGCGTCGACTATGGACAAATCGACGCCGTAATGCTCCTTAAATAAGAAGACTATTGCGGTCACCACTGACACGCCGGCAAGACTGGTAAAAGGCATCCCGGACGCCAATGTCCCTTGGATGTTGTACCAGAAAAGAGCCTCATCGCACCTCCCTCGGACCTTCGTTCTCAGCGTCCACTTCAGCCAGGTCCTCAGTGCTTCCGCGTCGGTTGAGCAATCCGCGACCATGTCAAGAAACAAGTCCATCAACTCTTCAGCAAAGCTTTGGTCCATCTTGCTGACGTCAACGTCCAGTGACACTGGATTCGCGTACTTCTCCCACGCCTCACGGAACATCTGAGCAACTCCGACGTAGTTTTCGCCTTTCGACACGACTCTTGCGCCCCAGACCTTGTTGATCGCCTGGTACACTCGATGCTCGACGGGTGACACGTATCTCCCACATTCCACCAGGAAGCGCGTATCTGGTGGAAGAATGCAACGGGGGATTCGCCCGGGCTTGTCTGTACGAACATCCTTCTCAAACTTCAAGAACAGCTTGATTTCGGCATCATTCGGTTTCAACGGAATGCGCCTAAGTGAGTCTGCCGCCCGCTCGTACTCACGTCGCTTGCGGCCCCCATACTTGGCCGGGTATTCACCCAGCGGTATAGGAGCGGTCGGTACGACGTTTTCCAAGATGCGGTTAAAGTAACTCACCAAAGGTAGTGCGTAACCCGGCTTCGGAATTGTTTGCAGCAGAGGTAGCCGAACTCAACCCACCTCTTTGCTCAGCACGCGGCCGAAAATGGCCAGCCGCATGTTTGCTGCACTGGACGAAAAGCACCTGTGAGTTCCCGGGGGAGCAATCCCCG